TGGTTTAAAATATAAAGTTAGATCTACCAAGAAATGAAACTATTATACACAATCCCAAATAAGTTATGGTGGATAATCGATTTCTTAGATTATGAAATGTATAAAGGTATACATGATGCTATAATCAAGGAACGTGAACAGATAAATTTACATAGCGCAAAAGGTATTTGGGGCGACTCCTTAACAGATAATATTAATCCTCCCCTACGAACTGAGGTAAGTAATTATCAACCTTTTGACAAATTAAAGTTATTAGTAAGACATAACGCATTTTTTCAAATACCTAGTCTAGAACGAATGTCTACAATCATTCATTACATGAAGAAAGGATCTGGCATAAACTGGCATGATGATCGTGGTTGGGAGTATGGTGCAACATATTACATAAATCACAAGTGGCCTACACAATGGGGAGGTGAGTTTATGTTCGCTGATAAGGCAGCTCATGGGTTTATACCGGTTACCGGAAACTCATTAGTCATAGTTAAATCGCCATTAGATCACAAAGTAAATCCTGTATTAAGTCCTATTATGCCTAGAATATCAGTCCAGATATTTATGAAGTGAAATAAATGTGCTATAATTCCCTATGCCATTAACAAACGTAGTTATAAGACCTGGATTTAATAAGCAAGTCACTGATGTCGGAGCAGAGGGTCAGTGGGTTGATGGGGATAATGTAAGATTTAGATACGGGTTACCAGAAAAAATAGGTGGTTGGGAACAACTTACAGCCAATAGTCTTGTTGGAGCTGTAAGAGCACAACACGTTTATGCTGATTTAGATGGTAATATTTATGCAGTTTTAGGAACTACCAAAGCTTTGATAGTTTATTATGGTGAAGAGTTTTATGACATCACCC